ACCCATTCGTACCGTAGGTGACTGATGGAGTCTTAGCCACCCACACACCGTTCTTAAACTCACCGAAAGCGTCAGACCCTAGCTGTGCATTGTCTACACAATGAAATTCTGCGAGATAGCCGTCTAGAATTGTTGAGCCTAGGCTCCAAGACTCAGAGCCAACTGCGTGGATTATCTGTGTACCAAATACTGTTGATTGATTATTGAAATTAGTGCTTGGGCTACCTGAGTCTTCTTCGCCATTGATGTAAATACGAATACTGTTAGCGTTTGCTAACGATGTATCTACGGAAACAACAATGTGATACCAAGATGATGGGTCACGAAATACACGAGAAGTTGTATAACGCCCAATGGTTGACCCACCAGAACTACAGAAGAAATCCAAAAAATGTGAAGAATCAAATCTGAGAAAAATACGATCGCTTGTTGATGCACCAATACTGAATATTTGTGATTCTTCTATATTCGCTCTTTTTATCCAAAAGCTCAGTGTAAATTTCTTTTGGCTATCTCCGGTTTCGTCAGGAGTCCAACTCAGGTACGCAGAGTCATCATCGTTAAACCGTAACGATCCTTCAATGGTCTGAGGATAGAAGCCTCTGACTGAGCCTCTGTGTGCGCCACCTGCGGCAATAAGACTCACTTAGGCACCTGCACTTGTTGTTGCTGGAGTTGCACTGATATAGACATTTGTTCCATCTGGACTAAAGTAACTGACGAAGTATTTACCTGCTGTGCTAATGGTAGTTAAATCACCTGAGTTAATGAATACAGTAGCCGCCGCACTAACAACATGACCACCTGAGTTATCTAAGAAGATGTTCCCGGATTGACCGGCAGTAATGTTCGTAAATGTCAACGTGCCAGTTCCACTTGGTGTGCAGGAGAAGTTGTTAGTCACATTCATATCAAACGATAGATCGTTGTCTGTAGTCACTGTGCCACGCATTGGTGCAGTAATAGTATCTGCTACATCCGCTTTGAGTGTGTCTACATCATACGCCTGTACTGTGACACCGATGTCAGCATCCACTACGATAGTTGCATCGTATGCCTGTACATCAGTACCGATGACAAGACCTAAGTTAGTACGTGCTGTTGCCGCATCAGCTAAGTCAGATAGGTTGTTAGATAACTGTGCGTAACGAGCATCTGATTGTGTTTGTGTATATACGTTTGCAACATTAAACGCACCGTAAGCAACGATATCAACAATGTCACCTGCGGCGGCACCTGTGGTTAAAACAATGTTAGTGCCGGAAGTTGCAGTAAAGTCAGTCGTATTAACGAGCTTGACACCGTTGAGATATACATCGACATAGCCGACATCATATGTGATTGCAAATGTAGTCTGGCTAGCTGTTGCTGTATAAGTCTGACGAGAAGAAGTACCATTAATAGCACTACCTGCCGCAACCCAAGATGTGCCGTTATAGACACGCATCTCATCGGCAGTCGTATCAAAGTACAATGCACCAGTCAGTAATGCGTCACCGTCATTGTCTACAGATGGGGAGGAAGACTTAGCACCTAAGTAACGATCATCAAATGAATCATATGAAGCCGCCGCATCGTTGGCAGATGTAAGTGCATTGCCAGCGTAAGTTGAGGCATTAGATTCTGATGTAGCGGCATTCGTTGCACTTGTAGCGGCATTCGTTTCACTGGTAGCCGCATTTGCCGCTGAAGTAGCCGCCGCTGTAGCTGAACCAAGAATGCTATCAACATAAGTTTTAGTCGTTAAATCTGCATTGTCAGTTGGCGTATAAGTCGTAGTGATCTTATTCGCACCCATGTCGATAGCACCAGTCATCGTGCCACCAGACAGACTTAACTTAGTCGCATCTTGCGTGTCTACATAATTCTTAGTGGCGGCATCTTGATTGGCAGTAGGATCACCAACACCTGTAATTTTGCTAGTACCCATCGCAATGGCACCAGTCATTGTGCCACCTGATAGGTTCAGCTTAGTTGCATCTGCTGTGTCTACGTATGTCTTCGTAGCCGCATCTTGTGCAAGTGTAGGATCACCCATTCCAGTGATCTTATTCGTACCCATTGCGATAGCACCAGACATGGTACCACCTGCAAGTGGTAGTTTAGTTGCGATTGAGTTTGTTACAGTTGTGGAGAAATTAGCATCATCGCCTAATGCCGCCGCTAACTCATTCAGAGTGTCTAGAGCGGCAGGTGCTGAGTCAATGACATTTGCTACAGTAGTATCAACATAGCCTTTGGTAGCCGCATCTGCTGTTGCTGTTGGGGTATCAAGACCTGTGATCTTGTTTGTACCCATGGCGATGGCACCAGACATAGTGCCGCCAGTAAGGTTCAACTTCAGTGCGTCATTCGTATCGACATAGTTCTTAGTAGCGGCATCCTGTGCGCTGACAGGATCTGTGACGTTAGCAATGGTAGTCCCAGTTACATCAAGCGTACCGTTAACTGTGACATCGTTGAATGTAGAAGTACCAGAGGATGCTGTGACGTTACCTGTTAAGTTACCAGTCACATTACCTGTGACATTTCCGGTTACATTGCCGGTGACGTTACCTGTGACATTGCCAGTCAGTGTGCCAGTGATACCAGTTGTAGAAGTTAGGTTAGTAAATGTACCAGCACCGGGAGTAGCACCGCCGATGACAGCACCATCAATTGTACCACCGTTAATGTCAGCAGAAGCAAGTGTAGCTTGACCAGTTGTCGTTACAGTAGTAAATGCACCAGCGGCAGGTGTAGAGCTACCAATGGTAGTTCCATCAATGCTACCGCCTGTAAGAGTAACTGCGGCAGAAACTAATGAGTCAATGTTTGCAGTACCATCAATGAACAGGTCTTTGAACTCAGCACCTATAGCACCAAGATCAATATCATCATCTGTGACAGGAACAATAGCACCGTCTTGTACACGGATCTGCTCAACTGCCGCACCAGCAATTTCAATAAAGAAAGAAATTCTGTTATTTGCCTCATCGACAAAAATTTTATTATAGCCTTCCTCACCAGCAATAGTGGTAATGTACGCACCATTACCAGAAGTACCGTCATGAGTGTGGCCTGTACCTGCGGCAAATGCGTCTCGCAGGGCATTGAATTCAGCGTTTAGAGGTGCGGCCTTAACGACCTCACCTGAAATGATATCTGCTACGGATTGTCTAGTATATCCCGCCATTTACCTGCGATCTCCATATCCAAACAACAGCACGAATCCTTGGATTGCATGACTAGCGTTTGTATCGTTGGTTACATATTTAATTGAGATTGATGTTCCTGATCCTGAGAATGATGTCTTCGCAACAGGAGATGGGTTACCATCAAAGATAGCCCCAGAGTTGTACGTTGCTTCATTATAAAAAGCCGCCGCACCACGAGTTGTTATATCATAGTTAGATGGGTTCAGTACGTTAACGTCTTCGTAGTCGTATACAATACCCAAAACAATGTCTGCATTACCTTCAGCTTTTAGGTACGTTGATAACTTCAAAAAGTTTTTGCGTAATTCTGGGTCACTAAAATGGTAAAACGGAGTTTGAAACAGTGAAAATATTTCATTGCCGTCAAAACTATTGCCAGACTCCTGTCTGTACACCTTACCATTTAAATCACCATGAACTACAAATTCATACTGACCAATGTACCCTGAGTCAGCGGCTGTTGCTGATATGCCTAGCAACTGACCAAATTCAAATCCAATGCTACCATTTTGTTGTTGTCTTAATGCTCCAATTGCACCCTGTGAATCTGAAGCACCGAAGAAGAATCTAAACTGTGACTTCTGACGAATGACTACGGCGTTTAAATCATCTAAATCATTATTCAACACAATGTCGTTAAAGACTGACTGCACGTTTTTGGATACTGTTTCCAAGTTAACGTCACCAATCTTGTCAGTACCCGATACTGGACGGAGTCCGTCAGGTCCGATAAAGAGAAGGTCACCACCAAGCTCAATGACGGAGTCAGATGCAATACATCCTAAATCGTTTGTTACCTGTAACACTGAAAAGTCTGCGTTACTGTTACCGACAAGCTTTTTAATATTGTTCGTACCAAAGATAAATAATTCATCCCGGAA